GACTAAATCCACCACCTAAACCTTTTTTGGTATCTTTTTGTGAAGCTTTAAGATTTGCTAATTGTATATCTTGCATTAACTTTTGATAATCTTTTTCTGCTTGAGTAAGTTCACGTTCTTCTTGTTCAGGCATTTGTTCACTATCGCTTAAAGCATAATCAAAAATAGGTGAAGCTGAAAGTCCTAGTAGACCTGCTCTTGTAGGAGAAAATTCTCTTGATCCAATAATTGGAGGAGGTTTTTTACCAGATAAAATTGTTTTACCTTGTGTACTATCAGCTAAAAATTTTTGACCTGACTTACTAGTAACAGTATCTGGACCTTTTTTAGTATAAAGTTTTTGTCCTTGTCTACCTAAAAATCTTGCAGCATCTCCTAAACGACCTGATTGATATAATCCTTTTAATCCTAATCCAGCTCCTCTAGCCAATAAAGTTCCAGGAATTAACATAGAAGCATCTAATAATGCTTGACTGTAATCTAAGCCATCTTCATCTGTATATCTGTCATATATAGAATCACCTAAACCAGATATAAATGATCTATCTAAAGGACTCATTGCTGGACCACCTACTGCATAACCAGTTATACCACCACTAGCCATCATCATAGGCTGTTGCATTGGTTGTTGCATAGGAGCAGAGGCAGGCATACCCATAGGCTCTGAAGAGAAACTATCAGTTGGAGCTGATTCAGACGGCATACCTGCTTGCAAACCTTTAGGCTGCATAAACTCACCAACAACTTCTTCTGCTACTGTAGTAGTAGGTTGTGGTTGTGCTGCTGCATAAGCCTTTTCATTAGCAGTTCTTCTCTGTATTTCTGATAAAACTAAATACTGAGGAAACCTACTACTTGGGTCTTGTGACATTTGTGCTAATTGTTCTTTAGGCACATACTCTAGTTCATTAGAAAGTTGTACTAAATTTGGCATTATCCTCCTCCATATCCTTTATATAGACCTAAACCTGATAAACCAGCACCTAAAGCTTGTTGGAATAATCCAGGTTGTTGTGTAAATGTACTTGTACTTGCTTGAGGTGCTACTGGTACACCCCTTAAAAGATTACTAAAAAATCCTAGTTGTTCTTTAGAATATCCTTGCTGTCTCAAGAAATCATCATAACCCATATCTAGGCTAGCTTGCTGTAATGCTCTTTCTTGCGATCCTATTCCTAGAAGTGCTTGTATTCTAGAAAGTGCAGCTCTTTCATTTTCTGTGCCTAATCCAATAAGTCCTTTGGCTTTAGCTAAAGCAGTACGAGAAGACATGTCATAAGCACTCTGTGCAAATTTTTCTTTTGCTTGATTTGCTGCTTCTTGTTGTTGCTGTGCATTTAATCCAAGTTTGGCTGCTTCTGCTCTTGCTCTTTCTCCAGCTTGATAAGCTTGCAATCTTTGTGCTCCTGCTTGTTGGCTTGCTTGTGCTTGTGTTTGAAAAGCTGATTGTCTATATTTTTCAGCAGCTTGTCTTGAAGCTTCTGTTTGTTGTTGTGCATTTAAACCTAATGCAGCAGCTTGTTGTTTTGCTTGTTGGCTTGCTTGATATGCACCTTGAGCAAATCTTTCTTGTTGCTGTCTAGATTGTTCTTCAGAAGTATATTGTTGTAGACCAAATTTCGCAGCACCTAATTGCGAAGCTCTTTCTCTTTCTAGTTGTGCTTGTGCATTTTGAAAAGCTTGTTGTGATCCTCTAGTTTGAATATCTCCTAACTGTGTACCTAAGTTTCTTTGACGTTCAGATTGCATAATAGCTTCACGATATCCGCCTAGTCCACCTGATGCTGCTGCTGCATCTTGATTTCTTGAAGCCATCATTTGTGATTGTCGTATAGCTTCTCTTTTTTCTATATCAGTAACATTTTGTTGATAAGGAGACATAAATCTTTGTAGATTTTTTTCATACTCAAGAGGATTAAAAGCTTCACCAGCAGTCCTTGCGGTATATGCTGAACCTCTTGTTTCAGGTCTGTATCCTGATGTTATTTGTTGACCTGCATAACTAGAAGGACCTAAATTTCCAGCAGCATAAGTTGGTCCAACATTTCCTGCTGTATAAGAAGAACTAAAAGTTCCTGGTGTATAACCTTGATCCCCATATGCTGCAAGACCTGTTAAGGCTGTACCTGCATCTGTATATTGTTGAGGAGTACCAGAAGCTGCATAGCCTCTAGTCATAGCTTGTCCTGTTAATTCATCAGGAGAAAAATAAGCTAATCTTGCTCCGCCATAGGGAGTATATCCTTGTAAACTTTCTGCTTCACCACGTTGTAATAGCCGTTTAAAATACGGCTCAACGTATTCAGGTAAATCAGTATTTGTTACAGTAGTTTCTGTTGGTTGGCTTCCGCCTCCTCCGCCTCCACACATAATTAAATCCTCTTTTTAGTTAAAAAACCCACATCTTGATAACCATTCTTAATCAAAAAATCTTTATAATTGTCTGTCTTTAAACCTGTGCTAGCACCAATACAAAGCTCCACTGCATTTTTTACTTTTGCCCAGTCTTCAAATTCCGATAACATTTTTTCTATTCCTTCATAGGCATGCTTTCTATACTCTGGTAAAAATATAACTATTAAATCTTCTGCTAATTTTTCTTTTGAAAAATAATACTCAGTTATGTATCCTACAAAAGCACCGATAATTATGCCATCTAAATCCGCTACCCAAGCAAAAACATCTGATCCTGGTATAGCTGCTTGGCTTGCAAGATAATTAAATTTTTCTTTATCCCAGCCTGATACATTAAATAGACTGCTTTCTTGAAAACCTCTTGCAATTGCCTCACACTGATCAAGGTCTTTATTTTCGTAAGCTCTAATAATCATTTGGTTTTTTCCTGTTGATCAAATTGCATTTCAAAAAGTAAATTATTTTTTTTCCATTTTGTATCTTTATCTGTAAGCCAATTACCCATTCCTTCTCTTCCTACAGCTTCTATACCATGACAATTATTTCTTACTGCCCAATCTAATAAAATTGGTTTACCTATTTCCATCCAGTCTTCCATATTTTTACCAGATAATTGCAATATATTTAACATTTTTAATCCAGTTGGATATAAAACAAAATTTGTTACAACACATCCTTTAACAATGTCTTCATTTGTATTATAAACCACCCATAAATTTGCATGACTATCTATTAATTGTTTATAAATAGTATCAATAGTATGTCTTCCGTTTGATCTTTTACAAGCACGCTCTAAAAATTTATCAACATACTTCCAAACTAAATAAATATCTGAGGGTAATACAGCAGATATTTCTATATTATTTTCTAATTTTTTTGCTGGTTCATTCATGCTGGCAACATTCCTCCAGCATTAGCTAATCTTGGTGCTTGTTTTGTAGTACCAGTTTTTTCTTGTCTAACTCTATCCATCATGTCATAAAGTTCTTTAGAACCAGCATCTGAACTGCCATCTCCTAACATTGATACTACATCAGCAGGAACAATAAACTCATCTTGTGATACAGCTATTCTTTCTTTATCGCCTATCATACCTCTTAGATCGTCATCCATTCCTCCTTCACCATTACCTTTTATTTGTCCTTGTGTTTGTGCTCCTGGTACTACAGATTGCAACACAGCTTCTCTAAGTTGCATAAATGCTTCATTACCATATTTAGTTAAAAACATATTTAGTGCTTCTTCATTATTTGATTCACCTAATAAAAATGCAGTTACTTCTTGAGTAAGAGGATCATTCATCATAGTCATGCCACCTTCTTGATATCCCATTTTATCTACAACATCAGGTGCTACTTTATTTAAAGCTTCTAATCCTTTATTAGGTAATTGACCGCCTTCAGCCATAGTCAATGAATCCATTTTTGATCTATTTAGTTGATCTTCTGTTAAACCAAATGTATTAAGAGGATTAAAACCAGCTAAAGTATTTGCACTTAAAGTATCTGTTACACCTAAATTAGTAGTTGTATCAAGTTGATTGTAAGGGTCAAAAGCAGATAAATCTAATGTATTGTTAAGTGTATTATCTGTTGTTGTAAAAGAATCTATTCCTGCATTTATATTATCTAGATTAGACAAAGCATCTATATCAAAAGTATCATTTAAATTATTATTTATATTCGTATCTAAACTATCTGTCATTAAATTATTATCAAGATTTATTAAATCATCCATATTGGTAGGATCATTAACTTCAAATTTTGGATCAACTGTATAATCTAATGGATTAAATCCAGTAAGATCAATGTTTGAACCCATAAAATTTATATTAGATAAATCTAAAGAATCAATTAAATCTTGTATATTGTCAGGAATTGTATAATTATTGGGATCAAATGATTCATCAATAATCGGTTCTTCTTTTGTTATGCCGTCAACTGTTGGGTCATAAACTCCTTCAGTTCCATCAGTAATTCCTAAATCTTCACCAGTTATATCTATATAAGGTGCAGGTTGTGTAGTGCTGTATGGAACTAATCCTGCTGGTGCTTCTCCTGTATATGCACTAAATGGATCAATAGATGCTTGTCGCCCTTCAGGTGATATTACTAATGGATCACCGCCATATCCTCCTTTAGTGCCTGTATATGTATCTAAAACGATTGGAGGACCTCCTGCTTCTAAACCTGATGCTGGAGCTGATATTGTAGATGGATTAAAATACATAGTTTCTGGATTAAAACCAGCCATAAAATTTGGATTTACATCATAAGCTTGTCTTGCAGGTGCAAATATTTGTGGTAATTCGCCACCAGTTATATTTTGACCACCTACGCTATCAATAGCAGCTCTCATATCGCCACCCATAAAATATCCTGTTCTTCCACCTTCTGCTGAGTAAAGAATAGGTTCAGGATTCATTAATTCATTCTGTCTCTTTTTTTCTTCTCTTTCAGCTTGCATTCTAGCCATCTGTTCTTCGTAGTCTGCTTGCATCATATCCATACCATACATAGTTCCAGTAGTTCCTAGTGTGGCTAATGCTAATGGATCATTCATGGCTGCTGAACCAATATTAGAAAGTCCTTGTCCTAAATTAAAATTATCTCCTTTTCCAAACATAGTCGTAAAATCTTCTCCAAACGTAGCTGCACCTGGTCCTGCAATATTGCCAGAATATGTTGCAACTGCATCTTTGCCTCCTTGTGCAATAAACTCAGAAGCATCAGGCATCATATTTGATAATTGCATTTGTCCTGCTTGGTTTAAAACTGGAGGAACAGGACCTACAAGTGTTGAAGAAGCTTGTCCTGCTTGTGCTAAAGTAGGGTCTTGTAAAAGAACATTAGTATTTATTTTTGTTGCAGCATCAGTAGCCCCTTGAGCTCCTTCAGCAAATTTTGATGCTTCTGCTCCTCCACCAAATATTCTTGCTCCCATACCTGCTGTAAGACCTGCTTTTAATCCTTCTTTAATATCACCTGTAACTGCTGTTTGTGCTAGACCTGCACCAATACCTGCTGCTGCTGCTTTACTTAATCCTGCTGTTGCTAACCCTCCTAGTGTACTACCAGCTAAAAGACTGCCACCTAGCATTGAACCAAATATAGGTGCTAGAAATGGTAAGAAAGCTTCTGGTTGTCCAGTTTGAGGATTAACTGTTATAGGCATAGCTGATGCTAAACCTTTAACCTCTGCTGGATTAACGTGCAGTAACATAGAATCGCCATAACGACCTTGTGCTGCTACGTTTTTAGTTTGTTGTTGTATATCCATAGTATCTCCACCTTGTTGCATTATTCTAATATCACTTCTACCACCCTCACCTGTTCCTTCTTGAGGTCCATAATAACCCATAAAATTTCTTACTTGACTGTAAGGATTAAATCCAGCTTCACCTACACTAGATAAATAATCTTCAAATTTACCTAATCCTTGCCTTCTTGTTTTAGGTTTAAAATCGTAAACATCTTGTATTCTATAACCACCATCTTCTTGTGGTATAGCTGAAGCTTGACCTAAAAAAGTTTTTAAATTGTATGCAGGATTTTGTAATTTATTTAATAATCCTAATAGACCCATGTCTCCACCAACATCGGCATATTGAGCACCTTCTTGTGTACTTTCATAATCTTTATACTCAATAGCATAAGGATTTAAACCTGATTCTTCTTTTTCGGCTATTCTTTCTGGTGTTTGACTTCTAGCTATAACTTTTTTTAAAACATCTCTTTCTTCTTTTGATAAATCTTTTTCTGTTCTGTTTTGTCCAGGATTAAAAATTTGTCTTATATTTATAGGCAAAAAAGATTCTTTTTCTATAGTTTTTTTTTCTTGTACTGCAGGTGTAACTACAGTTGTAGGTTTAGGTGTTGTAGATTTAGGTCTTGTACTTTTGAATGCACCACTTTCTTCTTGTATAAAAAATGGATCAGATTGATTTACTTTTTCTACACTAGAAGATTTTTTTGTTTTAGGTTTTTCACGACTAGGAATATCTAAAGTTTTACCTGCAAATATTTTATTAGCATCTTTAATATTATTTAGTTCAGCTAATTTTTTTAAAGAAATATTATTATCTTTAGCTATTTGACTTAATGTATCACCAGATTTAATTTTATATTTCATTACCTTTCCTCTAAGGTTTCACATCCGAACACATTAAAACTCATATTAACTGCACTCGTATAAACCTTTAATACATCTGTTTGATTAAGGGTTATACCTATAACTATAGCTAATGAGTCATTAGCTGCAACTGATTTGTCATAATATAAAAACTGTTTATCATCTGCACCTGCACCAGCTACATGAACGCTTAGTCTAAAAGTTATAGCTGATCCTGTGCGATTAGCTGCCACAATAGAACTAATTGTAGTCTGTGTCATATCAGGCACAGTATATAAAACTGTTGTTGTTGTAGCTGCTGGGTCTAATTGACCTAATACTTTTAATATATCAGCCATGTTTTATTCCCATTAATAAAAATTGTTTGCGTATAACAGACTTACTAGTAACTGAATCTTGTAATCTTTGTATATTAGTAATTTTTGTATTTATACTTTCTATTGCTTGTTCTATTGTTCTTCTTGTAACTGCTTCATTATTAGAATCATATTCTATATCTGGTGCTGGTAATGGTACTGTTTTTATTTGAGCCATTATCTTTTTCCGTCTGGTCTAATTTCTAATCTTAAATCTCCTAATCTCCATCCATAATCACTAGATGAATTAGATATACGCATAGCTGCTTGTCTAGTTCTAGCTCTTGTATTTTCAAATGTAGAGGCTGGTGTTACGTTTATAGTTTGTAAAGTAGATAAATCTTGTAAAGGATAATCTCTACCTTTAATAGTAAAAGTAACACTATCACTTGTTGATTGTTGATCCCTAAATTCAATATCAGGTATTAATTTAGATATAAATGTAAATCTTTCTCCGTCTGGAGCTAAATCAAAATCACTAGACTCTATGTAAGCAGTAAATGCTTCACCATCATTACTATGTCCTACTTCTTGATTGTAGAGATAGTTAGTATTAGTGCCTGTTGTTTTAGCAGCAGCTAATGGAAAATCTAATGAAGGTGCTTCTATCCATGCAGTTCTTGTAAAGCCATCAGATGTAGTTCCTATAGACCATGTATTTTCTAAATAATTATAAATAACATATTTATCTATTTCTAAACTATTAGCTGAAGGATAAAACCAAATGACTTCATTATTGTTTTCATTTGATGTTCCAAATATTTTAAATTGTTGACCTAGATTTATATCTGAATATATATGATCTAATACAGTACAAGCCAGTCTTTGTGCATTTCCTGAGTAAGAATAAAATCCACCCCTATCCATAAAATAAACTCTGTTATTGGCATTAACTGCTGCATTAGGTGCTATAAGTGAAGGACCTTGTGCTACTTCTGAAAAAGAAAATATAAATGGTTCACCTACAAAACGCATAGATACTATACCTACATCAGTCCATATAAGTATTTCTTGTCTCGTGCGTAATGCACCAATAATTGTAGAGCCTTGTGATAGCTGTACACCACCTGCTTGATTAGTTGATGTAGGTGTCCAATCAATAGAACTTTCTTTATCTGACCACCTTACTAACAAAGGGTCTGCTGTTGATGCACCTATAGTATTAGCTCCGAAACAAATAATATGTTTGTCTACGTCTGACATCATTATTTGTAAAGCAATAATAGGTGGATTGCTTGCACCTGATAAATCTGAAAAAGCTACCGCTCTTTGTGTAGCACCTGCACTTTCATCCCAAAGAAATATGCCACCACCCCTAATACAAGATATAAGATCATCTCCAAAATTATCTTGTGACCATAATCTTAACTGACTAGAAGCTGATATAGGACTTACTGAACCAAATGTGCCTGCACCCCAAGTACCTGCACCCCAACCTGTTCCTTTAACAAAAACATCTAAACCTATACTTATTTGATAAGAACCATCTACTGCTGAACCACCATTATTGATATCATCTGAGTTTGCTGTAACTGTATTTCCGTCTGTATCTTTAGCTGTTATAGTGTATGTATTAGTAGTTAAAGTTTTTAATATTTCATATTCTTGATTTAAAACATCTGCTGTTATTAATCCACCTAAACTTACTGCTTGTGCAAATGTAACAAAATCTCCTGTTTCTGCACCATGACTTGAATCAGTTACAGTTATAGTAGAAGAACCATTTGTTGCTGCAAAAGTTATTGAATTTGTGCTTGTTTTTCTTATAGGAGTTATATCATTAAAATTATTACCCTGTTTAAGATAATATTTTAAATGTGTACCTACTCCAACATAATCTGTTTGTCCTTGGTCTCTATAAGAATGCAAGCTTCTACAAGTGCCTTGAAAATTATTTAAAGTATTTTTTTCCCATCCTGCTATCTTTTCTGGTCGCCCTTTGCGAAATCTTACTTTATCAGAGTCAAACCAACCACCCTCATTAGAGTAGTTAGTTCCTTCTTTATTTATTCCTGGTTTAAAAACAAATTTTGCTAATGGCATTCTAGACCTCAATCCATTCCTTGCCTTCAAAAAGCAATGCTTCCGCTTCTCTTCGTCTAATTAATCCTTGCAATGTTTCTCCTCCAGCTTTGTTCCATCTTTTAATTTGTGATGGTGTTGTATGATAATCACCTGCGTTAAGTAATTTTAGTAATGTTGACTCACCAAGATTAGTTGGTCCTAAGTTATAAACCCAACAAACTAAAGCATCGAATTGGTTCTGTTTTAAGGGCACTTTAACCATATCATTGATATAGCCTTCATATTCAGGCATTTCTTCTTGTAATAGATGTTCTGCTTCGTCTTGGTTTATCTTATCGCCTTCTTTAACATCTTTAGTATGTCCATAACCAATTGTTAAAACATTTACTGAGTCTCTATATGCTTCTAATTCACAACCTTCAAACTTCTTTATTAAAGCTATTCCTTCTTGTGATATATTCATATTACTCCCCTGTATCAGGTTTATTTGTAGTAACCTTTTTATAATAGACAACAACTTGTTTAAGTTCATTTATATATCTTTTTAACTCCTGCATATTGTATGACATGATTTCATAATCAGGTACAGACATAGCAAAAAAAACTATTTGTCCATGTTCCTTTTCTACTCTTGATAGAAACTCATCTACATTTTTATCAGAAACTACATACCAATATGGCTCTTTTAAATCAATCTGCCTTGGCATAACAGGTTGTACTATTTGCCTTTCTAAAGGCTTAGTAGTTATTTGTACGTTTTGTTTACTTGGAAACAGACTGCAACTGTAGACCATCATCAAGATCATCAATGCTGCGACTGTCTTCTTCAATACTATCAAATACATTCTTTGTTCCTTTATTTACCCTTGGTTCTAGCAAAGATGGTTTAGCTGCTGCAAGTTTTGTTAAATCATGTCTTTTAAATATATCTAAGTATCTAGACATTTCTAACTGTATAGATTGATTTTTGCTTTGTATTTCTAATAAGCCTTCTGTTTGCAATTTAAAATCACTTTGCAAAGATTCAATAGCAGCTTTCTGTTCTTGATCTCTTAATTCAAATGCTTGATTTAAAGCAGATAATCTTGAATTTTCATTCCAAAGAAAATATCCAATTATTGTCATAACTGCAATGATACCTATTAAAACTTTACTCATATCTTATGCCCATGTATAAACCTGTAGTGGTTTAGCTTTACCTTTAACTTCTATAGGTTCTAATAATTGTAGCTTAAAATCACTATATTTGGCAGTTTCTTCGCCTATCAAGACTCCTACTCCAGCAACCTTAGTGCTTGATTCTAATCTAGCAGCTACATTACAAGGATCACCAATAAGACTAAAAGCAAACCTATCTGTTGCACCAAAGTTACCAGCTATGCAAACTCCTGAATTTACACCTATTCCTATAGCAACTTTAGGTATGTCTTCTTTTGCAAATTTAATGTTTAACTGGTCAATATTCTTTTCTATTTCTTTTGCAGCCTGTAAAGCAAGATTATGATGATTATCTTGTGGAATAATTGTATTCCAATGAAACATACCAGCATCTCCAATAAACTTATCAGTACAACCAAAATATTTATTAGCTGCTTGTACTTGTACATCTAATACAGAATTCATTATGTACGTTACCATTTCAGGTTCTACTGACTCTGATAGGCTAGTAAAACCTCTAAGGTCTGTAAATATAATAGAACAATCAACACGCTTACCATTTACCTGACAAAGTTCTGGATTATCTTGTAGCTTTTTGACCATTCTAGGATCAAGGTATTTACCAAACTGTCCTTTAATTTGTTGTCTAAGTTTATATTGTTCCCTAAATCTTAAATAAAATGCTGTTGAGCCTGTAATAAATTGTGATATTAATGCCCAAGTAACGTCAATTAAAAGTCCTTGTTGTATTAAATAGTATCCAAAAAAACTTACAGATAAAAATAAAAAACTGGTTGTTATAATTCCTGTTGTAATTCCAAAAATATTTATTAATAGCCAGGTAAGCATTATCAGCGATATCAATATAACTATTTCTAAGGCTAATGCATAATCAGGTATATATGGACTATCTTGTATTAAGATTGACTCTGCTAAAGCAGCTTGTATTTTGTGAGGCTCAAGTAACTTGTTATTTGGTACTGCTATTTGAGGCATTATTCCTTTAGCAGTAAAACC